GAACGCACTTTTGGCTTATGCCACGGGCGATATGCTGGAACGCTCCATGCAATATCAAAAAGCCCAGACTAAATTTGCGGAAGCAGCTAATCTGCTTCAAATATGCCGTGATCTGGACAACGTACAGCAGGACAAGACAAGTTTCATTGTCCCGACTGTGGTGGATCACTGGTCAAGAGATGATTTTGTAGCCTAATGCCTGTTTTATCAAATGAAGTATTGGATGACCCGATTATTCTGGACGGGAACAACAGCTTTGTGGGTGGTCAAACCAGTGCTTCCCGCGCAAACCTGATTCCAGAGAATGCCTATGCTGAAGGCAAGAACATTGACCTTGATGAGTTCGGCAATGCGGTGACTCGGCGGGGAACAAGCCTTTCTCAAGGGTACAGAATTTGGGAAGACGTAAATGTAAACTGGGAAGCGGAGACAGGCACATGGGGAGGGCTTACTGCTCCATTAACTTCCATTGCCTATTTTGACACGGGCAGCATTGAGTATTTTATCTTGGCTGATGGCGAGGATAACCTGAAAGTCTTGACTCCTCCCGGTGTGTTCACGTTCCTGACAGGAGCAGACTATCCCGCTGGAGCCACAGTGAGGTTTGCCCAGCTTAATGACCGGATGTATTACACTGACGGGACTAATGCTCTGCGCTATGTGGACGGAAGTGCTGCTCCGCCAACCGAGGGAGATGTTAACGCGGGGCAAATAAGCAGCATAGCTATTTCAGAAGGTGGAGCGGGTTATGTTGCCGTTCCAACTGTCACAATTGCCGCCCCTTCATCGGGTGACACGGCAACAGGAACGGCAGTTCTCGGTTATGATGGTTCAGTGGTGAGCGTGACCATCACAGACGAGGGAACTGGCTACACCAAGGACAGTCCACCCGCTGTGACCTTCACAGCCGCCCCCACTGGCGGGACAGACGCGACAGGAACAGCTAACGTTACTCAAACTCCGAGCAAACCTAAATTTATTGTCACCCACACGAACAGATTATTCGCCACCAGCGCGTCTGACAACGTCCCCGCTGACACCTTGTATTGCAGTGCAATCTTGGATGGAGATTCTTGGGATTTGGCGGGTGACAACCTTCGGGTGGGCAATGATCGTGACCCCATAACTGCCCTGATGCCCGGACAGAACTTTGACCTGTATGTTTTCAAGGAAAGAAGCATTTACAAGGTCAACGCTGACCCAACCCTCCCTGTATCGCAGTGGAGCATCAAGTTAATCAATAACCGGATGGGTTGCGTGGCCGATGCCACTGTTCAACAGGTGGGTGCGGATGTTTACTTCCTTTCACGGGATGGAGTTCGCTCTTTGCAGACAATTCAAGCTGGCACGGAGACGGATGTTAGCCTTCCCATCAGCCGCAACATAAACGACCTCATAGGGCGCATCAATCAGGCTGCTGTCAGCACTTGCACGGCAATCCACTGGAGAAACAGGTACATATTGTCTGTCCCATTAGATAATGCCATATATCCCGACCATGTATTGACCTTTAACCTCTTGGCAGGAGCTTGGTGCGGTTACTGGACGGGATGGGACGCGAGAGACTTTGTAATAAGCGCATTTGACGGGGAACTGAAGCTGAATATCGCCACGCAGAACGGTGAGCTTTATACTTGGGACGATATTAACCCCGAAGACTCCACCACCATTGCAGATTACAAGGATGGCGGTTCAACCTACGAATCTTTCATCAAGACCCGCGCATACACCTTTGGCGAGACTTGGGGAGACAAGATCGGGTACTCAACCCAGTTCAATCTGGACAACACCCATGCGGATGCAGTTACGGGTGACATTAAATATTACACAGACCTTTCCTCCTCCGCCAGCACGCTTGATGGGAGCCTATCGCTTCCCGGTTCAACGAACCTGATTCGGAAAGGCTTTAATATGTTGAGCAAGGGAAGATTTAATCAGTTACAGTTTAGAGTGAAGGCAGATGGCGGAAGGCTTGCGCTGCATTCAGTCCAGTCCAGTGCCTTTGGACAACCAATAGACCCTGAACGATGAACAACGTGGATGCCATGTCAATTTGGATTGCGGAACTGTTCAGGCGGCGTCTGGATCATTGCAAGGATTGGCCGCAGCAAAGATTGTTGGATTGGGTGAAGTGGTTTGTTATCAAGGGTAGATACTTGGTTTCAGTTCGTAACGGTGAGCTGGTAGGCGCGGCAGTGTTACGCTATGTTGACAGTGAAGCGGATTGCCGAAAGGACTACTGCGATACAGGCGGAAAGATTTGTTATGTGGACGCTACCGTGGCGACTCGACCGGATGTGATGAAGGAAATGTATACGGAAATGTGGAACAAGATCGGGAAGGATTGCAATTTAATCGCTTGGGTACGACCCAAGCATGACAGCAAGATTGTGTGCGTACCTATGGAGCGTGCGCGGCGACATTTAATTAAGGAATAGATCATGGGAAAACCGAGCGTACCAACCCCACCGACACCGCCCAGTCAGCAGGAGATTGCAGAGGCAACTGCCGAAACCGCAGAACATATGGCAAGACTCCAGCGTGCCATGGAGTTTGGCGAGGAGATGTTGCTTCACGAGGTTGCGGATGACGGAACCACCACGCGCTACGAGAAGACCAAGACAGAAATTCCGACAGGATATGAGCCTGTTTATTCAGATGAAGAGATACAAGTAAGAGGCCCAGCATCAATTGTTGTTGACAGAGCAGACCGTAGATACCGTGACGGAACAGGGAGAACAGTTGATTTTGATGACTCCGGTAATTTAACGCAAGGGGTTAAGATAGGTAATAAGGAATTCCCGTCAGGCACGCACTGGAGTGAACTTGATCCAGCAATAAGAGAACAAACAGGTCATAAATATGATTCGGTTTTTAGTGGCTCGCGATCCATGACCCAGAGCGTTAGGACTCTAGCGGGATATGAGTCTCCAACTGGCCCTCCACTAAAAGCCAACACTTACTCAAAGGTTGTCAGGAAACCCGATGGAACGACCACCCGCACCACGGTGGATCGTGATGAAGCTGTTGATGTTGATTTCACAGGCGTAGGTGACTTGGATCGCGCACTCAAGCGTTGGGAATTTGAGAAGGAAACCTCCACTGAAGTTGCAGATTTCATGCTGCAAATGGAGAAGGAGTATGGCGCACAGTACGTTGACCGTGCGAGAGAGTTAATGATTCGCTCTGACCCCACAGGGCATGATGCGCGTGAGATGCTGGGCAAGTTGGCGCAGGAATACAAACCCGGAGAGCTTCCAGAGTTACCTGAACTTGAGAGGATGGCTGGCCCAGAGTTGCTGGAAACAGTTGGGCTTGCCCCGACTCTGCCTGAAGTTGGACTGGGCGATGTGCCGGAATACGAACGGGCAGGAGCATTCGGAGATTTAGGAAGACTAGGCGCAGAGCCTACGCTAGAGGAGTTGTCGCGGGGAGAGGCTCCGGGGTTGGAGCGAGCGGGAGAGATGGACGCTCTACGCAGGGCGGAAGCTGCACCTGAATTTGGTCAGGTAGGGGCAGGGCCGGAATTTGAGAGAGCTGCCGAGATGGAGGCACTGGAGAGGGCGGAAGCTGCACCAACACTTGAGAGGTTGGCAGCAGAGGACATACCCGAAATCCCCATTGACCCTGAATCCCTAGCAGGACGGCAGTTTGCCGAGAGACAATTCTTGGATAGAGCGCAGTCAGGCAGGACAGCGCAACTCATGGGCGAGAGAGCGAGGAGACTTGCAAGGGGCAGAGCTGCCGGACTTGGAAACATCTTTGGTGGTGGAGCTGTGATTGAAGAAGCGGCACAGGTACAGGAAGCCGAAGATGCCGCTCAACGTGCAGCAATGGGCGACCTCATGGGATTCCTGCAATCAGGTCAGACGGCTGGTGACTATCAGGCGCGAGTGGCACAGCAGAATTTACAGAACAGGTTGTTGGGAATCCAACAGCGTACTGGTGCTGAAACGGGCGAGTTCGGCATGGGAATGCAAAGGCTCGGAGCAGACCGTGAAGCTGACTTGCAGGAGAGAGCCGATCAACTTGGCGCACTGGGTCAGCGTACATCAGCCGAGCAAGCGGAATACCAGAACCTTCTTTCACAGTTGGAGCAGCAGAACACTGCAATGGAGAGAGGCTTCCAGTTGGATATTCAGGCGGCAGGATTTGACAATGAGGCAGCTTTACGAGAACGCACAGATCAACTCTCCGCAATAGCCCAGCGTACCGGAGCCGAGCAGCAGGAGTTCGCGAACCTCGGCCAGATTGTTTCGCAGATGAACCAAGCGAGGACAGGCCAATTTGGCATGGGCGGTCAACGGCTTGAAGCCAACACCATGCAGCGTATGCGAGAGCGGCAGGATGAGCTGGGCGCATTAGCTCAACGCAATCAAGCGGAGGAAGCCGAGTATCAGGGCTTGCTTTCCGCTCTTGGTCAACAGGCAGGAACCAGACAGGCACAATACGGGTTGGATATGCAGGGTGTACAGCAGCGTAACGTGGCTGCACAGCAGGATTTGGCAGCGCAACAACAGGCAATGGCACAGCGCAACCAAGCTGCACAGCAATCCTTTACGAGCGCGATGCAGAAAGCTGGTACGCAGGAGCAGATGAAGCAGCAGCAGATGGCTAACCTTCAGAGCTTCTCTGGATTAGCTCCGGTTGCCAGTCAATTTGGAATGTTGCCGGGAGCGCAACAGGCAGCGCAAGCCAACTTTATGCCGCTGCAATATCAGCCCACCAATGCGATGGGACTGTTGCAGGGACAGCAGAATCTCGCGCAACAACAGTTTGGCACACAGGCAGGGATGTGGGGTCAACAAGCACAGATAGCTGGGCAACCCAGTGGGTTTGGTCAGCTTTTAGGAACTGTAGCTGGCGGTTGGGCTGGTACTGCTGCTGGTGCTGGTAAGATTAACAAACTCTTTGGAGGATAATGATTTATGGCTGATTTTTGGGGAGGAGTAGCAAAGGGATTCGCGCCAGCTTACGAGAGCGCGAGGGAGAGGCGTATTCGTGCCGAGGAGCGTGCGGAAGACCGGAAGTATGCCGATGAATTACGCGATAAGCAGTGGAAACGGCAAGTTGAAGAGCGCATGAAGTTGTGGCGCAGGGAGGATGCTCAACTGCGAATCCAACGCGAACAAGCCCTGCAAGACCGCGCTGATGCTCTTGCTGCTGGTAACGCAGCAAAGGCACAGGAAGCCGAAGCGATAATTCAATCCTTGGATAGAGAAATCAGAGAGAAGGTTCAACCCCAACCCCCTCCCTTACTTGGTGGGCCAGCAATGGGGAAACCTGGCGCACTGTCCATTGCCAATCAAGAATGGCCGGAGCAAGACGGCTACCCACATCCATTTGAGGGTAGCCCAGATATGATGGAAAGCATCAGGCAAGCTCTTTCAGAGGAGAAAGGTGAAATATCTCTTGCCTCCAAAATTGCTGCTGCCAAAAAAGGAGAAAGGTTGCAGCAAGCCGCTGATGTGGTGAGTGCGCAAAAAGGTAAACTCGCCGCTGTCCACGAGCATGAAATAGAGAAGGCACTTCCTGAAGTTGAAAGGATAGCCAATAATTTGATGGGGGAAGAGCAATTTAAAGCATACAAAGAAGGCTCTCCAAACTGGAAAAAGGAGTTGGGATCACAAGTGCCGATGTGGAGAAAGTTAGCCCTAGATGTTTCAAGCTTTGAAGCGCACAGGGATGAGCTAAAAGAATACGCACCCAAAGAGGCGGAAGATTTTCCACTTGAGAGGGATGCTCTAGGAAGAATAAACATTGTGGCTCCTGACGGGCGGCTAGTGTCGCGACCTGAAGATGTGACGGCACAGTTGCCAAAACTTGTTGCGCGAGTTGAGGCGCACAGGGCGGCTGCTAATGACAAGCTCGGAGAAGGCAAAGTCTTCAGAGAGCGAGCTTTAGTAGTGAGGGCGAACCTTGCACTGCCGCTGGATGCCCCTGATGAGGCTGTTCGGGCAGCTCTAGCTGCCGCATCCACATCCACATCAAAACTACCTTACAAGTTTGTTTACAAACGGCACCCACTTACATTTGCGGTAACAGATGTCGCTATTGAGCCTCTGGCTGGGGCAGATATGACAAAGGAGAATATGGAGAGGGCGAGGAGGCAAAGAGCCAATATTCTGGGAACGTTAACCGACCCAGATTTTGAGCCTGATATGGCCCCAGTCGCGCCCCCACTGCCTGAAAAAGACAAGGCAATTCCGGCCCCAGTCCTGCCCCCACTGCCGGGAGCAGGCAAGGCTATGCCAAAGGTCGGGGAAGGGCCGGTTCCAAAAGCCATAACCGTGAACATTGAGACAACGGTTTTTGATGATAACCCAACCAAGAATGCGGAAATTAAAAAGATTCTTTTGGCAAACCCTGAAGGTGTCCCATTTGAGGCGAACGGAATGACATGGATAAGGACGGGCAATGTCCTTGAAGAGCAACCCAAGTAAATGGCCGAAACCCAAAATACACCACCCACTTGGAGCGACTTACTCCCCACGAAAGAAAAGGATGATAAGAAGCCAAGTTGGGCTGATCTCCTAAAGGAACCACCGCCCACCTTTCAGCAACCACTAATCTCTGGCGGCAAGTTAACTGCCGAAGAGATTGAGAGACTACTGGATAAAACCCCCGGTCAATTAAAGGCGCAAGGATTAATGACGGGAGATGTCAAGGAACCCACGGTTCCCTTGGAGGACTATCCTTCAGTGCAGAAAAGAACAATGCGCTCCCAATTGAGGTATAGAGGAGGCATAGCCCCCATACCAAAGTCAGAAACAGGTGAGGTGGTTTATGGGCAAGCGAAGCCAGACTTGCCAGCGTTTAGGAAAGCATTGCGGTATGAGGGAGCGGGGGCTGAACCGAAGAGAATAGCGGAGTGGCAAGAGGATGTTGTTAAAAAGCCATTTCGGGAAATGCGAGAAAGTGCTGCTGAAATGGGGCCGATTGCTGGGATGATCTATGGGGCAACGCAGGGGGCTAAAGTTGGGCGTCCATTAGTAGGCGGCGTATTAGGCGGCATCGGTGGTGCGATGTTCTCAAAGCCTCTCCTTACAGGGAAGCCAGCCACCGTCCCAGAAATGGGAGAGGCGGGAGTGTGGGGTCTTTTGCCACAGGGGCGCATTCTCAAGCCATCCCTCTCGCGAATCAAGAATGTTTTAAGGGGAGCAGGAGAGGTTGGGTCTGTCGGGGCTGCGGCAGCACAAACCAGAGAGATATTGGAAACCGGGAAGCCCCTTTCAGCCACCGAAACAATTAGGCACGCTACCTTCCCCGCAGTCCTCGGAGGTGGAATTGGGGCCATGGGCAAAGCCAAGAAGCTACCACAGTTCCTCTCGCAGAAAGAGCAAAACCTAGCCGACACCTATGCGGTATTTGAAGCCATCGGAGAAAAGCCCCCGCCCTCCATCATTAAGCGCATAAAGGATTCGGGCGATGACCTACGCACTATTCTGCTTGCCAGAGCGCGGCCAGTTGAGGTGGGTGAACGGGCGATTTATGATTATTACAAGAAAGAGTTGCCGAAGCTGGATATGGCAGCGCAACTAGAGCAACTTGCTGGTTCCCCTGGTAGAGCGGAAGCTGCGGTGCATCCATTCAGGCAGGAGGTAATGAAGCCCATTCACCGATTGGCTGGGCCATTAAGGCAATTCTTCCCAAGTCTCCAGAAGGAGATGAGGGATGACTTTAGTACCTATATGCTACTGAAACGCACAGTGGATCGCCTTCAGTCAGCGGAAAGAACTGCTGCGGAGATAAAGGAAACCTCAACCCTCCTTAAAAAACTAAAGAGACTGCGGTCTACAAAGAAAAGGAAAGTCGAGATTGGGGAGCTTGAGAATAAGATTGCAGGATTAAGGCAACGATCAGGCAAGGAGGTAGGCAAATTCACAATCAAGGAGGCTCAAACTCAACTGAAAACTTTAGAGGAAAAGCTGGGGTCAGTTCGCTTCTCCCAACTGAAAGAGATTGGAGAGAAATATCAACAACACGCTGACACGGCATTGAGGCGTCAAGTGGAGTCAGGGCGCATTTCACAGGAGAGTTATGACATCATCAAAGCTGATAACGATTTTTACGCGCCGTTCAGGCTCTTGGAATACGCTGACAAGCCATGGCAGTTAAAGCGCATCAAGGGAATCAAGGGCGACGAACTCCCCAAGATGAAAGATATGGTATCGGCCTTGGACGAAGTTATTTGGACAACCTCACAAATGGCAGACAGGAATGAGTTCCTGCTGAAGTTCAAGAAACTGGCTGACGTAGATAAGGACGGGGTGTTCATACAGAAAATCAAGGAGTCAACAAAGGTTCCCAAGGGGTTTGATAAGATAATGGTATTGGACAGGGGCAAGCCTCTCTATTATCAAGTGGAATCAAAGATAGCCGATCCCATTAAATTCTTCCAAGGAGGGAAGGCGGATGAAATGTTAACCGGGTGGTTGGGCAAGTTATCAGGTTTTACCAAGGGGTTTTATACTTTGTATAATGCAAAGTTCCAAATAGCCAACCTTCTTTCGGCTGACGCGCCCACTGCCGCTCTCATGTCTGATTTCGGGATTTATATGGGAGGCCCAAAGGCAGCGACAAAGCTCCAGAAAGCCAACAAGATTCTTGACCCTATTGTTTTCGGCATTGAATTTGCGAAAAGTTTAGCGTCTGGAGGGAAAGCAAAGTTTGGCGTGTACGATGAGCATTTTATGAATGCGCTCAAGAGCGGAACGATGCGTAATACGCTCCAGGCCATGCTCACCCCAGAGGCTATTACTAGCTACAAGCCTCTTGGGAAAGGCACGTTCAACATCATAAAAAATGCAGGGGAACTTGCCAACACTGTTGAGGAGGCATTTGCGATTCAAGGCGTCATGCGTGCCATGCGGAAAAGGGGCATGAAGGATGTGGAAGCGTGGAGAAAGCAATACCCTCAAGACGTTACCGAGATACGGAGGCTCCACGGATCCCCAGATTTCAATAGGTTGGGGAGTGGTTTGCCAAACTTTTCAATGCAACGTGCCAACCTTCTTTACTTCTTCCTGAATGCACGGATACAAGGTCAGGTTAGGGATTTGGAAAGGCTCGGCAATGTCACCAACACCAAAAAATGGCTTTATGCCATGGGAAGAATGGGGTCAACCGTGGGAATGGCTACGGCATTTAACCATCTTCATAACAAGGAAAAACACGCTGATGAGTTGGCTAAAATCCCCGATTACTGGAAGAAAAATAACTGGATAGTCTTTGGGAATAAATACATCACAAACCCGCATGATCCAGAAGGCGGGAAGATACTGGAGCATACAGCCGTCCAAAAGCGCGAATCAGCAAAGTTGTTTTCCAATACTGTTGAGTTTGTAATTGACCGGATGAAGGATGATGACCCGGAATCATACGCGGATTTCCTTAAAAATATGGCTGAAGTGATTTCGCCCATAAACATTGAGGGCGACACCCCTAAAGAAAGTTTTGAGAGTGCATTGGCTGGGTTCAATCCGTGGCTACGCGCACCGGCAGAAGTTTATTTCAATAAAAAACTTTGGCAACATCGGCCAATCTTGCCGCGAGGAGCGGTGGAGAGATTTCCAGAATTACAAGTTACTCCCCGCACCAGACCTGTCTTTGAGGGGTTGGCCCATGAGATTTCCATGAAAACGGGGGGCAAATACTCTGACGCATTAGGTGTTCCCATTGGAGGCAAAGCCCCTAGTTGGATGCGCTCACCAGCAAAGCTGGAACATTTATCAGATGCGTTGACAGGAGGGCTATTCACTCAATTCGTTCCCAAGCCGAAGGTGGTGGGGCGTGATGATTGGCGCAACTCATGGTTGATGCGAACTGTGGGTTCAAGGTTCCTGAACCCAGGATACCTTCCACAAGACAAGGAGTTGGAAAAGAAAAGGAGAGAGGCTGGGAAATGGGCGGCTTCAGAGGCTTTTGCTGGGATTAGAGATGCAAAGGAGTACATCGCTCTGGGCAGAAAAGCTGGGTGGTCTGACGAGGGGATTATGGAACAGGCGAAATCAAGGTACAGGCTTGGGGGGAGAGGCATCACTAGGGAGAATATAAAAAACTTTAAGATGGTTGAAAGAGTTTTCGCAGAACTCAAAAAGGAACAACTGCGCGGCACTCCGGGGTGGGATATAAAAAGTTTGTCCAATTATCCAGCCAAACAAAGGGCCGGGTTAATAATGCACATGGCAGAACAGTTGCCAATGTTGGCCGACCTTCCAGTTGCTCGCGCTGATTTTATTACGCAAATGGTGGAGGAAAGATACGCAACACCGGAAACGATGAGGTGGATGGGAATACTGAACCTTGAGAGGATAGAGGCTGGCAAGAAGGGACTGTTGCCTCCAGAGCTAATGAAGAGTATGTTTCCACAACTGAACAAAGAAGAGTAAAACGACGAGGCGTGCTGGGGGGCGGCACATGAAAGGAAGTACAGCAGAAAGTTTTGTTTGTTTTGGAGACGCACACGGGGATATGTGCAGTCGCTCCACGATTGATGCCCTTGAGAAGCACATCGCTGAATTAAAACCGAAGCATCGCATTTGCCTTGGCGATATGTTTGATTTGCGGAGCCTACGCAAAGGAGTAAGCAATCAGGATTCAGAGCATTACGATTCTTTAGTGAGCGATCTCACGCAGGGCTACAATATGTTGGAGCGGTTACGCCCCACGGTTTTTCTTAACGGCAACCACGAATTTAGGCTCTACAACACTGCCGAGAATGCAGCCAGCGGGATTGTGCGCCAGTATTGCCAAGAGGGGGTTGAAAAGCTGGAGAAGTATTTGAGGAAGATGGGATGTAAGGTCTACCCGTACCACTACGATCAAGGAGTGCATAGGATTGGCTCGGTCGCCTTTGTCCATGGCTACACGGCCAATATGGCGGCGGTTAAACAGCACGCAGAGATTTACGCTGATCCTGGTGGAGCAGTTGTCATGGGGCATTTGCACAGAATTGAGGCAGTTCAAGCCGTGCGGCACGGCGGAGCGAAGGGTTACAGCTATGGTTGCCTCGCGGATATTCCTAAATTGACATACGCCTCACTTCGCCCCGCCACAATGCGTTGGAGCAATGGCTGGGTCTTTGGTATAGTGGGTAAGGGCAAGAAAAACTTTAAAATATGGCAAGCCGAAAAAACCAACGGAAAGTGGATTCTTCCCACCAATCTGAAGGAGATTTAACCGATTGGGCGAAAGCTCTACAGTCAGTGGTTGAGCCTACAGATGTTGTGCCTGAAGGCTTTTATACCATCAGCGAGTTGGCGGCTAAATTAAATATGTCCTTGTCCACCGTGAGAAGAAAAGTTTACCAAATGAAGGAGGACGGCACGGTGGAGATGCGTAAATTTAGGAGACAGGGGCCGGTAAAGATTTACCCCGCTAACCATTTTAAGATTTTGGAATGAGATTCCCCCCGCAACATAGTTTAGTGGAATGCCACTGGGTGGATGTGGTTGGGGTTATAAACTCGGAACTCTCCAAGTGCGTACCGGCAAAGTGCGTAACGGTTGGGCGGCTAATCAAGATTGAGAAGGATTATATCGTGATCGCATCAAGCATCTACGAGGGCGAAGGAGAAGACCCCACCATTGACGGGTGTGCGCTGCCTCTTCAGCTTATCCTGAAGTGCCGCAAAGTTACTTCCCCAAAATGTATCGGCAAAGCTCAATAAACGTGCGCTTGGGCCTTCTCTTGGCCTCAACCCGATCCATGGTATCCACCACAGAGCGGGATATGAATTGAGAGCGGCTCATGCCCACGCGCTTTGCCATTTCGTTTACGCGCTTGAGTTCTGCGTCAGTCATTCTGAACGCGACGAACGTGGATTTGAGTGATGATTTCTTTCTGGTTATCCTAGACATCTGCACAAGGTATCCACAGCGTGACACAAAGCAAGATAAAACATCACATTGGGAACAAGTTGATGATGGGGTAAGGGGCCACCCGTGGCAGTAAAGCCTAGGTTCATGTCGCCACCGAGAGGCCACCCGCTTTGCAAGATACAGTTTTCCAGTAGTAAAACAAACATAGGCATCGGTTTAGAAAACCGATGACTATGTGCTACCGCTACGGGGATAATTCACGTTTTTCGTACTGAAGCGTGGCGACCTATACACCTATTTACGCCTAAATACCCCTTGACAGGGGCCACCGAGGGTGTATCTTGCCCTCCGCGTTGAGGTCACTGGACACAGTGTGCAGCCCTCATAAGAGAAAGCTAGGATATGAATATAATAAAAGACCCCAAGAAGCCCGAAGGAACAAAGCAATACCGTGTCACTTTTACTGTTAAGGGAAAAAGGAAAAAGAGGTGGTTTGCCAGCAGGGCCGATGCCGAGAAGTTTGTTGCAGATCGGGAAAATGAATTGTCAACCTACGGTGCATCCATTGCTGACCTGTCCAGTGAGCAGCGCATGGACTTGAGTAGGATCGCCAAGCTATCGCGTGAGATGGATTGTTCCCTATTTGATGTCCTTCAGATTTTAAAAGAGAAGGATACCGATTCGGCCCTAAAGGATGATGTGCCGGTGAGTGAACTGTACTGGGACTTTCGCGATTCGCTGGTCAAGAAGGGCTTACGAGAAAAAAGCATTGAATGCCTCCTGTATGCCGTGCAGGGGTTTTACGGCTACCAGGATGTGAAGGTGAGGGAGGTTACTGACCAGTTCGTTTTGGATTACCTCAATCACAATGGATGGAGCAACAACACAAAGCGGCTCCGCCGGAATCAGCTACATCAATTCTTTGCGTGGGTGAAGCGCGAGGACTACCGGCGGGACAATCCGGTTGCCAAGATTAACTGCAAGGAGGAGTTCGGAGCATATCAAGGCAAGGAAGATGTGGCCGTATTCTTTCCCGACGATGTGCGGAAGCTGTTTGAAGTATGCCGCAAGCATGATCCAGAACTTCTCCCGTACTTCGCGCTTGGAATCTTTTGCGGCGTGCGCCCCAATGAAATTGCTTCCGTGCATTGGCGGCATGAGTTCCCCGCCAAGAAGTGGAAGAAATTGCCGAGCTACGTCTGCTTGGAGGCAAACGCCGTTTACATTTCAAGAGGCGGATCAAAGACGCGGGAGAAAAGGGAAGTCCCTCTACAAGACAATGCGAAGGCGTGGCTTGCGCTAGGTGGAGACTTGCCAGCCATGCGAAACATACGCCGCCGGAGGGACAGGATTAAATACATTTCAGGCGTAACATGGGGCAAGGATGAGTCCGACATAATGAGGCACACCTTTGCATCGTGCCACCTCAAGCACTTCCGCCACGAGACGGATTTGAAGACTGCAATGGGGCATTCCATTAATACCACCACCCTGTTCACTCATTACATCGGCAGCGCGATTACGCCTCCCATGGCCAAGGAATTTTGGGACATTTACCCCTAGTCCCAACCTATCAACAACCCGTGAATAAGCTGTGAGCGAGATGCTTGCAGCTTTTTCTTTGCCCAGATGACTTCAAAGCCATACTTGGAATTCGCATGATGCTAACCGTTGACCAAGTTGCAGAGAGATTTGAGGTGACTCCCGAAACAATTAGGCGTTGGGTTAGGAGGGGGAAAATCAAAGCAAGGAAGATAGGCTACCGCACCCTCCGCTTCCGACTAGCCGACATCGTAAAATTTGAGGAGGGACGATGAGCGACGAGTACGAATATAAATCCGGCGTCATTACGCAGGACGGAGATGACCTTGAACTCAACACCATGCTTTCCACCGCTGAAGTCGCGTATCTTATTGGCGTGGACGGTTCAACGATCCGCCGTTGGGTTCATGCGGATAAGCTCAACGCCATCAAATTCGGTGACGCCAAGACGGCATCCCTGCGATTTACAGCGAAGGAGATAGACAGATTTATTGATGAGAGAGGGAATAAAGTAAATGCCAAGAAAAAATCCAAAGATGAGTCTGCAACTAATTAAGCTAGACCCGCCGAGGGGCGGATTTTGCTACATATGTGAGGACTACGATTCAGTAGTGGTCACAGGCGATGCAGCCATTGAGCGCACCATCTGCGCGGATTGCTCTGCCGATGCGCTCGCACTTGAGAAATTTATGTGCGTGACTTTTCCATCTTGGGGGATGCGCCATCCGCGTCCCTACGAAACGCATATGTTAAACGTAACCCGACAAAACTTTTTATAAAATCTATGACACAACTAACAACTAATACTAAAAAGCTGAAGGACTTGATCGGTTCCGACAAGTTCAAATCAGAAATGGCCTTGGCCCTCCCTAAACACCTCACGCCCGACAGAATGGCGAGGGTTGCCCTTACCACGTTACTCAAGACACCCAAGCTGGGAGAGTGTGACCCAGCCAGCGTGCTGCAAGCCTTGATGACTTGTAGCCAGCATGGCATTGAGCCTGATGGTCGCCGCGCCCACCTCATTCCGTACGGCAAGCAATGCCAGTTAATAATTGACTACAAAGGCATAGTTGAATTGGTCATGCGTTCGGGTAACATAAGTTACATCCATGCAGACGTTATTCATGCCAATGACGAATTTGACTATGATCGGGGCGAATTAAAGGCCCACAAATACGATCTGGGGGCAGATAGAGGTGACTTGGTAGGTTGCTATGCCCTCTGTCGCTTCAAGGACGGTACAGAGAAATGTGAGGTGATGAGCAAAGCTGAAGTGGAAGCAATCCGCGTTCGCAGCAAGGCTGGCAAGAGCGGCCCTTGGGTCACTGATTGGAATGAGATGGCGAAGAAAACCGCCTTCCGCCGCCTATCCAAGTGGCTCCCCATGGATGGAGAAGTTCGCGAGGCATTTGAATCGGATGACACGCAATTCAAATTCAACAAGCCCCAGCGTGCCAAGGCTACGCATTCAGATATCTTCACAGAAAATGTTGCCGAGGAGGAAACCGAGGAGGTTTCGCCGTGAACTGCAACGGCGATGTCAGGATGGGGTGGCCGAGTGCTTCAGCAATGGAGAACTTGTCACTCTGTCCCGGCTCCTTCTCGGCGCAGAAAGATATCAAAGAAGAACAGATGTCCTTTGATGCCGTTAAGGGCATCCGCATCCACAGCTACTTGGAGGGCAAGCAAGAGCTAATACTGGATGTTGCGGAGCAGGATATTGCCGATGAACTGGAAGCCAAGCGCGAGCTTTTGGAAGCAGAGGTTTTCCCCCGCGCCAAGAAGATCGTAACAGTAATGCGAGAGCATAGGATGTGGCTGTCACCTCCCGCCTTTCCCGCTCAAATCAACTTCTCCGGCATGGCTGACCACATTGTGATTCAAGGGGGAACCGCTTTGATTGTTGACTACAAAACAGGTCGCGGAGAAGTAACCCCAAGTAGCCGGAACCTCCAGCTTCTCGCCTTGGCGGTTCTTCTGAAGGAAAACTACCCCAAGGTTTCCAAGGTTCATGCTGCCATCCTTCAAACGCGGGAGTCTGTGGAGGTGGCAACCTTCACCACAAAGCAATTAAGGGCTGGAAAGGAATTAATAATGAACATCCTAGAGATTGCGCTAACGCCATCGGCTCGGAGGTTCGCGGGAGAGAAACAATGCAAATGGTGCAAATTCAAGACCAGTTGCCCCGAAGCAATGGGAGCCATGCTCACTCTTGTGCAGGTGACAGAGTTGTGCGACCCCACAAGATTCGCGGAGCTGTTGGATTATGTTGGAGTAGCCAAGAAGCTCATTCCTGAAATTGAGAAACGCGCCAAAGAGACGCTGGACAAGAATCCAGATTCCATTCCTGGTTATAAGATTGCCGAGGGTCGCAAGCGCAGAAAGATCACTGACAGCCAAGAGGCATTCAACCGATTGAGAGAAGACAAACTCATCAGCCAAGAAGACTTTCTCAAAGCGGTGAAGGTATCTGTTCCCCAGATTGAAAACGGCGTAGTGGCTACCACAGGCAAGAAGAAGAGTGAAGCCTACCAAGCTGTGGCCGATTCGCTTGAAGACCTCATTGAAACAACCCACGACCAGCCAAGATTAGTTAAGGAATAAATTATGGAAGAAAAAAGAAAACTACAACCGGGACGCTTCTCCATCACTCAACAGGTGGAGAAGAAGCTGGAGAAACCAAATTACCCTGACTTCAAAGGACTTTGGAATGACGGGGGCAACCTCAAGAGCATATCCTTTTGGGTCAATGGCACATTCGGCCAGAGTGATTTCAATATATCGGGGAGCGTGGAACCATTCAAAAGCTACTCGGCGAAGCCAGCCGAGCCAGAGCCGATGCCCCCAGAGGTGAGCAAGAAGAAATTCGCGACCCTGATTGAGAGCCTTGATGAGGGTGAGCCTCCCAAG